TTTCAATATTTTTGTGTGGTTTAATCAATGTCTATTATAACATATAGAAAGGGGAGAGTTACCTCCCCTATCATATTATGCTGCCTTTCCTTCTTCAGTAGAAGCTTTCTTATAAGCTGTAACTAACTTTTTCAATTCACCAATAGCTTTTCTAGCTCTTGATTTGTTTACTTTTTTAGTTCCGTTGTGCTCTGTTTCAAATGTTGTAAACAAAGTCTTCATTTGTTCGAATAGTTCTTGACTGTTCATAGTTTTTGTTTTTAATTGTTATTTAACCTAATCCAGATACCATAGTTGATTTACTGCCTACTATTGTATCCATATATTTTTTGTGTAACATTTGCTTCTCCATTTCAGCACCACTAGCACTTTCTTTAGATGCTATGATACCATCGGAGGATGATGCAGTATATACTTCTAAGTTACCATGTGTTGTATCCATTTTAGCTGGGAAGGTTATACCATCCTGTCCAAATCGATTCTTCATAATGTGTACTCTAGCCGTATTATTCAACTTATCTTTTGCTTTTCTACTTAAACTCATAATAAAGTCAGCGTTCATTACTTTAGCGTATGAATCTGCAATCTTATCAGCTTCAATAACTTCGGAATCAATTGCTGAACGATTTGTTTGTGATGCTGTCCAAATTGGAATTCCTAACTCACCACTCATTCCTCTCAAATCAATATACACCCCACCTTGCTCAGCGTATGTACTATCGGTTTTGTTTGAATGTGATAACAACAAATCAGCATAATCCACAATAACTAAATCGGGCTTATTACCGGCTGCTATCATTTTTTCTAAGTGAGCCTGAATTGTTTTGGATGATGCTCCTTTAGGTGGATAGTATTTGATTTTAAGTTTACCTTTTAATCTCTTTACTTTATCCAATACTTCATCTCTCCTTTGTGATAAATCGGATGATGCAATATGTGTAAACACAGTATCATATCTTAATCCAACATACCCCTGTGATAGTTCTAATGTATAGTGAGCTACAATCTTTCCAGCTTTTACAGCTGCTGCTCCCAATGCTGCTAAAACCCAAGTCTTACCAACACCAGATGGTGCAACTACAACTCCTAATTCACCTGGCCCCAAACCACCATTCATCAATTCATTAATACAATCCCAATCAGTTGCTACCGTATCCCTAGAGGTTTCATCATAACGTTCTTCGAAATCGGTTAAGTAATCCATACCTAAATCAGCATCAACACCAACCTTCAATGCTTTATCAACCAACTCTTTGATTTTATCATAGTTGCCTGATTTTAGTAAATCGATTGATTGTACGATTACATTCTTTAAGTTTTGATTAATACAAAATGCGGTAAATTCATCTTTAATATATTGTAGGTCCAAACCTCCAATACTTTGATAAACTTCTTTTAATTGTGCTACTATTGTTTTTTGTAATGCTGGGTTATCAACTTTAGAAACTTGCACCTTAAATACATCCAATGATGGTAATCTATGATATTCACCATAATATACTACCACTTCATCCACAATCCATTTGTTTGCTTCAGATTCAAAGAATTTTTTGTGAATCACATCACCCAAAGTATCTAGCATTCTATCATCACTTAGGATGGCAGCTACTACTTTAGTTTGAAATGATTGCCCGTATTTTGATAATGTATCTTCGCTCTGCATTTTATGTTTTAAAGTTCTACAAATATACGATAATTTAGTGAGTCCACCAAATTATTTTACTATTATATTTGTATAAGTTGATTTAAGCCAATCGTTTATGTCTTTCCAATTTTGAAGAATTTTATACTTCATAGCGGCTTTGATGAATTCCATTTTATCAAACTTTTTGTTTGGTTCGGCAAAACGGTCATTGATTTTCAACTTTGTATTTGTATTGATATGTGGTTCTTGCAATTGCATGATTTGTCTATTTCTTAGAACATCATCTTTTTGTGCAAGTATATCTTCATAGATTTTAGCTTCTCCTTTTTTATCTTCACATATTTGAAATAATTCATCAAAAGTTATTTCTCTATCCTCCGATAATTCAGGAAATCGTTTAAGAACTGTCTTTAATCCACATCCTTTTACACCAGGTACATTATCCGAATTATCTCCATCCAATGTTCTGAATAGTAAAAGATTTTGTGGGTACATTCCCCATTCTTCTTTTACAAGTTCTCTATTGTAAAGTTTCTTTTTAGTTGGTGAATAAACAAAAGTTTTTTCATCTACTAATTGTAAAAAATCTTTATCGGTAGAAACAATATAACATTCATCTTCTTCACCAAGCACATGCTTAGCTATGTGTCCAATAACATCATCTGCTTCAATACCATCATATATCATTGTAGTAATTGGTAAACTATCTAACAAGTCTACTAACCACACAAATTGTCTTTTCATTGAAATTTGTTCATCCTCTTGAGTCATCATTTCAGGATACTGACGATTAACTCTAAAACGATTCTTACCTCTATCAGCTTTATATCCTTCAAACAATTCTTTCCTACCTTTAGAACCACCTTTACCATCAAAGGTTAAGATAACTCTAGTTGGATTAAATTGACGGATTTGATATCCGATTGAATTTAATGAACCAATAACTCCACCCGTATGTTCACCATCCTCATTCATAATGGGGTTAGTAGTCCAACTACGGATGAAGGTATTGAGTCCATCTATGATAAGAACTCTACCATTCCTTACCCTATGGGCGTTTGATTCATGTTCTGTCTCAACTTCATTGAGTAATTTTTTGTATAAGTCTTTCATATTGTTTTGTAACCTTTATTAGTCACCTATCACTTCCGAGTCTGTCACCAAACTATCAGTATCAAGTGAATCTTTTTTGTATTGTGAAATTGTTGCTTCACAAATTCTTTTGTAGATTTGTTCTTTAACCTCTTGATTAGATTCTAATGTAGAAGGAAAATCTTTTGATTGAAACTTAATGATTTCACCGGTATCAATATCAGTATATTCATACCATGCACCACTTTGTTTTACGATACCATTATCCTTCATCAGTCCTAACCAAGCGCCATAGTTATCAATTCCCCTGTCAAAGAAGATATCGAAATCAGCGGAACGTAACGGAGGTCCCATCCTATTCTTTACTACTTGACAACGAACTTTAATACCTACGATTCTATCGTTACCATTTTCTTTCGCCTTAATCGTTCCCATACTTTTTAATCTTAAACGAACCGATGCATGGAAAGCAATTGCTTTACCACCAGAAGTTGTCCAAGGGTCAGAGAATGGCATTGCGTTCATCTTCTGTCTTAATTGGTTTGTGAAAACTAGAGTGATTTTCTGTCTACCAATAAGATTTGTGATTTTACGCATTGCTTTGGAAATGATAATTGCTTTATCCGTAGCGTAACCATCTTTACCATAATCAGCTTCCATCTCCTTTTCAGTTGATGCTGCTGCTACTGAATCCACAACGATTGTTACATACTTATCTTTCGATGAAACTCTTACCTTTTCGATAATCGTTTCCGTATATTCAAAACATTGTTCAACAGTCTCAGCTGCTACATAAAGTAATTTGGTTGTATCTACTCCAATGGCTTCTAAGAATTCTCTACTTACGGCGTTCTCCGTGTCAATCAATACAGCTATACCACCTAACTTTTGTGTTTCGGCAAGTAAGTGAGCTGATACTAATGATTTACCACTTTGTTCTAATCCCGTAATTTCGGTAATTCTACCAACAGGCAAACCTCCATAAGGTCTATTAGAGATTGCCACATCCAACATTGATGCTCCGGTCGATACCCAACCTTCTACGTTTGTAGGGGAGTCATTGTTGTCCAAAAAGAATGCTATCTTTTGGTCTTTCGCTTGTTTGTTAAGGGACTCGGCGAGTACTTCCGCCAAGTCTATTTCCTTAGTTGCTTTCGCCATAAATTTTTGTTATTAAGAATTGAATAAATCATCAAAAGCTGCTGCTACATCATCTAATTTCTTAGCTGGTGCTTCTGCTTTTGGCGCTTCGTGTGTTCCACCCATATCATGCGATACATCTTTGTTAGATGATGCTGATGGTGATTTAGAAAGTTCTTCTGTTGATGTTGATGTTACTGAATCATCTTCACCCGCAGATGGATTTAACCAACCTTCTAACACACTTTTCAATTCTGCATAACTTAATTCAGAATAAAGTTCGGTAATGTTTTTTTGTTCGTTTAGAAACTTATCAGTTAGCTCTTTAGTATCAGTTAATGCTGATTCTTTTGGTTTAACTCTGATAGTTGTTACAGGATACGAAGTTCCACTATCTTCTGCTGAAACGATTTCAACAACGATATCTCTTCCTTCATTTGGGTCAGTAATATCACCATAATCCGGGTCAGCGATGTAACCTAAGATTTCTTGATACACTGTCTTACCAAATCCCCAAAAACGAACACCTTCACCTTCTTCACCTCTTACCAATACAGGTACGAAAGTTCTAAGTTTCGGCTCCATTTTCTTTGCTGCCTTCCAATCTTCCTTATCACCCATTCTTTTAAGTTTCTCAGCGAACTCAACGATAGGGTCAGGTCTTCCGAAAGATGATGGTGAAAGATAAGTTTTGTTGTTGATTCCGTAGTGGAATAATAATTCGATAAAAGGATTTTCCTTGTTAAATTTGTAAGGAACTAATCGAATTTGATGTTTGCCAGGAGTTGGCTTCCATTGTTCTACAGTCTTTGATGTAGTGCTTTGTAGTTTGTTCAGTCTACCTCTGATTGCGTCTAAGTTAATAGCCATTTTTTTGAGTTTTAAAGGTTTATAATTTAAAGTTTTAAGGTTTATTCTGAGTGCGATTACGCAACTCTTTTATTACCTATAAATATATTGTAATTACAAATATACAACAAATTTTTCGGATTTCCTAATAAATTATTGAATATTTTTGAACATTTGTGGAACTGTGCCATATACCGGCAATTTACCATCCCATTTGTTAATATACTCCAATTGTAACAATAGTGGAGTTAGGGTTACTTGCTTCATTCGGTTTGATTCAGCCTCAGCTTTTGCCGATGTCAACATAGCCTGAGCGTTACCTTCTGCGGTTGCTACTTTAATCTTTGCCTGTGCTTCAGCGGTTTTAACTTCATTCTCTGCTCTTAATGCTGCTTGAACTGCATTGTTCTTAGCTTCAATTGATTTCTTAAATGTTTCAGGGTAAATCAAATTCGATGTGAACTGATTAATTGTAAATCCCTCTTTTAATAATTGGGCATCCAATAATCTACGAACTTCAACTTCAAATATTGCACGATTACTAATTAATTCATCAGCCGTATATTTGTTAGTTGCTAATCTGAATGCATCATACACAGCTGTCTTTAAGAAACCTTCCTCAATA